GCTTGTGAAGTTATAGCAACTCTTTGTGCAGCTTCAGCTACTAACTCAGATATACGCTTCTCAACATCTGGTGGAATAGGCTGACCCTCTGGTGGTAGCTCAATACCCATTTCTTTTTCTATCTGATCTCTATACTTCATAGAAAGATGTTCAGTTACATATGCCATACCTGCTGCTTGAATATTCCCTGCCATTGGATTGTTTTCCATAAGTTGTAAAATCTTTGGATCACTTTGAGCAGAAGTAACTGCTTGTATGTGTGCATCATGGTCTTGAAACTCAAAAGCTTTAACAGGTTCTCCATTAAGAATATTCTGTACTGCACTTATAGGATCAACAGGTTTTATATCTTCATCTGTTGGTACTATCTCTGATGTATTTTCTATACCAAGCACATCAAGCATTTGTCTGTGTAATTCTGGTAAGTTGTACATCTGTGGAGCAGACTGTGCTAATTGCATAGCTGCTTGATACTGCATAATCCTTTGAGCCATAGTTGAAGCATTAGGATCAGATACAGGTAATACATCTACTCTTGCATCAAAATCATCACGCTTTATAGATTCTTCTTCTGACTCAGCATAAGGATATGAAGGGTCAGTAAAGTCTTTTACTATGTCTACTAAGATATCAAACTCTCTTCTCATAGAAGCGTGTAGTCTTGCTTGGACTGCACTCATAACTTTCATGTTTCTTTCTATCAAAGCTAGAGTAGTTCCTACAGGAGCTTGGTTATTCATATCAGATATCTTCATATCATTGATACTTGCAAACCTTCTGCCTTCTTCTACGATAGTGCCAAGAAGTTGATACAGGGTGCCGCTTGGTTCTTTATATGGAAGAAATGTGATGTTATCTTTTATTGCTCCGCCAGGTACATCAACGTCTCTGAACTCTCCAGGCATGATTGGGGTGTCATCCCCTTTGATTCTGAGACCTCTGGCTTTCAAACCTCCAGGCAAATTTGAGAGTGTCCCTGCATCAACTAACTGTCTTAGGATGCTTGTAGCTGATTTGCTCAAGCCACCTATTAAATGTATTAGTCCAAAACCATAAAAACCTATTCCAGGTAAGTATTGATAATGAACAAAGTGATTTCTTTTTTCTTTTCTTTCATCATTCTCTAAATAGTTTCTTCTGATACTAAGAATGATACCGCTTGGATAATCTATTGATACTATGTAAGGAAGAGCTATACCTGTTTGCTCTCCATTTACTTCATCTTCAAAACCTGGTAAGTCAAGGTTGACTTGCATTTCTAAGATAGTGTGCCTGTTATCATAAGCATAACTGTCTTGTTCACCAGTCATTTTATTGTACTTCTCAACAATATCACTTGCTGATGGTGCTGAATCTGGAACACTTACATCTCTGTAGTAACCACTTACTTGCATCTTACGAAGGTCATTGTTACTTTTCTTCATAACATGAGTTGCTCTTTCGCAAGTCTCTAAGTCAGCAGCTCCATAGTTTACAACCATATCTTCTGCTGGAACAAAGTGTCCGCATGGTCTTTCTAAGTTAGGGTCATAGTAAACTTTTCTAAATGCAGAACCAGCTAGAGGTAGATGAAACAAGAGTTTCTCTGTCTCTGTTCTGTATTCTTTCATTTCATAAGTTAAAAGATAGTTTAAATAATCTTTAACTCTTTCTGATTGTTTGGTTTTCTCTTCGGTAATCTTACCTACTATTTGCGTTTTAACTGGTCCTTTAGCTGGAAATATCTCTGAGATAGCTTGAGACTGAAACTTAATTACTGCTTCTGAAAGCATTGGGTGAAACACACCACAAGCTCCGTTCCATGGTTGGGTTCTTTCTTCTACCTTAAGTCCTAGTTGATCTAGACCTTGTGTATAACTTTCTTCCCATTCTTTACGAGAATCTTTGTCAGCATCAAAAGCAGAACATAAATCTGAGCCAATACTTTGTAACTCATCATCATCAATATACTCAGCAAGGTTTTCATAGAAACCAGCGTATGCATTTTGTTTTTCTCCTTGAGGATCAAAGTCAATAATCATTCCTCCATCCTCTGTTTCAATACTAACAGAGTCAGGATTTTCTATTTCTATTTCTAATCCTTGTTCTTGTTCGTCTTGTTCCACTAACCCTTCGACAGGTGTTTGTGGTTGTAATCTATCTATAGCCAAAATTTCTCCTAGTAATAATTTGCAGTTCTATTATGTTCTAATGGTTCATCTTCTTCATCAGAATAAATAGGTATAAATCCGCCTTGTCTAAATCTTAACAGAGCTTGCGTACTGCTATCAACTAAATCGT